ACTCCTTGGTTTTTGTTATACATATGGGAATTTATACTACAATAATCAATAGCTGTCAAATCTTTTATTTATTTATTTTTTTCTTTTTAGGGTGGGCCCGCCCGAGAACAGGAATATGGTAGATACTAACCACCATCCCCAGCCACCGTCCAAGTATAACGGATAATCCCACAACTGTCAAGAAGTTTATTTACATTTAATTAAAATAAATTTCTGTACATTTAGATTGTTATAGGATAATCTAATAGTATATATAACCAAGGAGAAAACAATGTACTTAATAATAAAAGAAACACATTACGACAATATAGAAAACAGTTACGACATAGCTGATTTCCATACTGACACCACTATATCAACTGAAAAACTACAAGGATATATTTTAATTAATCAGGATAAGAACGTGACTTATTCTATTGTAAAATATGAAAGTCCTTTTGGTTTTAAAAAAGTTGATGAAGATGGAATACCTTTTTAAAGAATTCCCCTTTGCATGTTGCGGAATTAAAAACTCAAACATGCTGGATATATAGTCTGTACCGGTCCTGGAAGATAGCCATTGGACCGGTGCTGATTCTTAAAAAAATTAAAAAAATAGAGAGCGAGCGAGCGAGCCAGCGAGCGGGTGGGCCCGCCCGTAAACAGGAATATGTAGTTGTCAAGAAAAAAAAACACTTGACAAATAATAATATGGGATTATATAGTACTTAACAAAGGAGCGAGAAATGAAAATAAAAGAAGCAAAAGAAATCACCGGTTCACTAACAAGGACCTCAAAAATGCCTGGCCTGTCTTACAGCTTGCCGGCGTGGGAATGTAAAACAGGCAGCAAGCTGCGGAAAGTTAAAAATTCAGTATGCGCCAGCTGTTACGCCCTGAAGGGTAACTACACAAGATACAAAGCTATTAAAGCTGCGCAATACGTGCGACTCGAAGCGCTGAAGGACCAGCGTTGGATTGCGGCCATGGTGGCCCAAATCATAAGGCAAAAATATTTTAGATGGCACGACGCCGGAGACATCCAATCACCGGAGCACCTACAGAAAATTTTTAGAGTGTGCGAGCTAACACCTGAAACCAGGCACTGGATGCCGACCCGGGAGGCGCAATTCTTAAAAGATATAGATCCGGAATCAGTTCCAAAAAATTTAATAATTAGAATGTCTTCTCACATGGTTGATCAGGGCCCAGTTAATTTTTGGCCTTGGACGTCAACCGTGACAAGCGGGCAGGGTTCAACCTGCCCGGCTCCTAATCAGGGCAACAGTTGCGGCGATTGTCGAAGCTGTTGGAACAGGTCAACGCCTAATATTTGTTATGGCAAGCACTAATGGCCGTTAGTCATTGGAACACCGGGCCAGCAGCGGCCCGCTTCAGATTTAAAAAAAAACAAAAAAGGGCGCGAGCGAGCGAGCGAGCTAGCGAGCGAGCACAAGGTCATGAGCGGTTCGCGAGCAAGCAAGAATTGATATGTCCCCAGTCATCTACAGCCAGGGGAGGTACTTCACGAATATCGGTGAGCAAGCCGAGGACCGAGGAGCTTTGATAAAGTTTTACGGAGCTAGGGCAGGCGCCCTGGCTTTGTCCGACTAGTATAAAATTACGTTTTGTCATGGTAGAATGAAACAGTATTTGATGAGGTGAAAACCTTATTTTTTTGTCATGAATCAGCTTAAGCTCAACCATAAAAAAACCACAAGTATCGTGGTATCCCAACAGATCCGGTGTACCAAATGATGACCAAGACTCTAGTCTTGTCCACTTAATTTCTGGTGTGTTTTTCTTTAAAAGTTTCCAAAGGTCGGACTCTTTTTTCATCGTAATTTGCCTTGTAAATTTGTTTAATTATTGTGCTTGCAGGATTAAAATCAAAATCTTTTATACATCCAGAAAGTAATACAAACATCAATATTAGAATCATTCTCATCTGGTTGACTTGTACGCTTACTTACGTTATAAGTCAAGTTATGGGAGTGCCAGCAAAACTAACGGAGAGACAAATCAAATTTGCAGAGTTATTAGTATATAATGAGGGACGCTTGTCGCCTGCAGAATGCGCTAAAGAAGCAGGATATAAAACTAGGCCTAGACAGGCAGCTAGTGAGTTGAGAAATCCTAAAATATCTCCATTAGTGGTACGATACATTGGTGAGCTACGGGCTGAAGTGCAGGAAAAATACGGAATAAACTTTGAAAGACATATTACAGAGCTAGCAAAAATTAGAGATGCGGCTAGAGCCAAGGGAGCTTGGTCTGCAGCTACAAATGCAGAAGTAGCAAGAGGTAAGGCCGGAGGATTATATGTAGATCAGAAACTAATTATGACAGGCAGTATAGATAACTTATCTGAACAAGAATTAGAGGATAGAATGAAAGATATTTTAAAAGATCACAAAGACATTATAGAAGGTACATCAGAAGACATAGTAGAAGAATCACCTGAACCCCCAAAAAATATAAAAAAATTAAATTAAGTTTTTGGTTTTGAAACAGTAAGAATAGTCTTAAACCTTTTTGGCTGTTGAATAGGCGCTTGAGTTCCTTGTGGGTCTGGTCCTTTAAGAGGTGGTATTTGATCCCATTTAACATTAGGCATATTCTTTGTTAGTGTTGGATTTTTTTTCATTAATGAAGTTTTTTAATAGATTGTATCACTGCGGTAGGAATTATACATGTATTGCCAATGGTGTCAAACGTAGGCTTATCTTTATTTAAAATGTAATCAGTAAATATTCTAGTAATACCTTTGGTTTGACTCAATAGATAACCTTTAGACACACAAACAGGCAACTGTTCTTTTTTTAAATCTTTTGTATTACTCCAACCGGCATCACCTTCAATGTCTAGCCAATGAATCTCAACAAATGGATATGCAGATATGTCATTGCCGAGAGATTTAGTGTTAAGAGGAATAGTCTTTCTGCTTTTGGTTCTCTTTTTTGGCATAACCACTTTTACTATAAGAGAAATATTTAGGCAATTTTATTTTTTTTAAAAACAAAAATATTTTTCTGCCCCAAGTACATGTAAATGGCGTATAATGAACATCTGTGCCATGGTGTGCCACTGGAAAACAGAGCAATGGCACAGCTATTAATCAATAGTATCAACACTAATAAGCTAAAAACCACCCTTGTGCCACTGTGCCACCGACTAATTTGTGATAGAAAAAAAAACTAATGCCCCTAACATTTCTCTTATGGCGGCACAAAGCTAAAAATGGCGTAAAATGATCATATAAACCCAGTCGCTTTCCGTGCACGTACTAACGACCGAGCAAACTCCAGGATGCTACCTTGCGGTCACTGCTTACGTAGAGGGAAACCACCGAAGCGGATATCGACGCCCTTGAGCTTTATCAAATTGTGTTATAGGATATTCTAGGATATTGTCAACCCTTTAATATCTTCTTTAGAGTTAAATTGATTAAGTTTGTGCTGTTCTATTTCATACAGTGGGGCCTTGGTCACAAAACTTGTACCATCAAACCTAGTTCTAGTTGATCCCTTATCATAAAAGTTAGCTCTATCTAAAAATTCTTTTTTAGGTAGCCACCCACATATTTGAGCTTCTCTAGTTTTTTTGTTTATGCTGTTAAATAATAATACATCACATTCTCTATCTTTTTGATAGCCTACAAAGTTATGTACATAATTATCCTGCATATCTACGTTTCTGGCCATAGTTTTGACATCTACTGTAAGATCATTGATCACTAAATCTTCCAATAAATTACCATCTTGATATGTTGGTAATTCTCTATCCAACATTTGATGTACAACACATTCTCCTAATACTCCGGTGTATTGTTTTTCTTTACTTCCATTAAATCCAGCAGATCTATTGCCAAAGTTTTTAATGGTTACTTGGTTGTTAGCATATTGTCTAACGTCGTCTGTTATATTTATTTTTAACATACTTTCTTGTGCCTTTCTTGGTTATGTTGCGGTGGGTCCAGTCTCCCTTTCCCACCGATCCCTGGGGATTCTTTAACTCTGTTTAAAGGTAAGAGATCTAAATCTCTCTATACTCTCGGTCTTTAGAACCATTCTAGTCGGTTCGTCATGACCTATAATATTATTTTCTTGTATCTCAATTTTTCTAATTTCTTCCAAGTGTCCACTTGCTGTTTCAATATACAAATGACAATTAGATATTGCTGTTCCTTTTTGGTCCTCGGTAAACTTACCTAAATATTGTTGTAGATCTCTTACACGCATGCTCATTTATCGTTCTCCCTTTGTTTTGTTTAAATGTTCGTTGTATGGATCTGGTTTTGATATAGTCATACTTTCAAATTCTTTAACGTATTGTTTAATTAAAGCATTCCATTTATCAGACCAGATTTGTTTCATTCCTGGATTTGGTGCATTTTGTACTGCGTTAGCTAGATTGTCTAGCTTCTTCATTTTTTCTTTTAGATTCATAATACTCACTTACCTTTCCTAACCATTTATGTTGATACTCTTGAAACTCTTTGCCCTCAACTATAAATTCTTGATAATAATTATCTTTGCTACACATCATAATTACACCTTTTTTAATTTCTGTTTTGTGCATGTAGTTATGAGCCATAGCATAAGCCGCTAGCTGAAGTTTATAATCTCCAATCCATTCTTTTTTCTTTGGTTTATTGGTTTGTTTAAAATCTATTATTGCATCTTCGCCTTTGTGTACTCCAACCATATCAGTCTGGCCTGCGTATAGCCCTGGATAAAATAATGTACATTCTATTCCGTAATATTCTGAAACATTACATAGTCCTTGCTCTATAACTCTGATTGCCATGTTGTGAGCATTGAGTCCTACTTGTGTCAAATCTAAATAACCTTCT